TTCATTGTTGGCTTAATATCAACGGCAGCACCAGAACCTTTGCTAGCAAAGGTAAGTTCATAGGCTGCATAAGTACCGTTGGTAAATTTTAATGCAGCAATAATACGGCTTTTAACATACTTAAGAGCCACATGTTCTGCTGTTAAAGAATCGTATGCATAATGTTTATGTGTTGTGCCATCAGATAATCTGACATCATAGATACCAGCAGTGGTAGCCACATACAAGTATGTGCCATCAGATGTGGTGTCAAGGATTGTTTCATTGCTAATAGATGAAAAGTTAACTAAGGCTGTAGATGTGCCTGAACTTGTAATCTTATACATTGCTGTGGTTTGTGAAGTGCGTGGTGCTAAATCAGTGGCAACAAGGAAAGCAACACCTGCTGTACTGGCACCTGTATCTACCTTGCATGCTCCAGTAAAAGCCTGGACAAGAGTAGTCTTTTTAATTAGGCTTATCTCACCTGGAGTCCATACATCTATACCGTAGGAATCACGGAAGCGGAAACGAACTTCGTTTTCATTACCTTCCATTGGCTCAGCAAATAGAACACCCTCGCCATAGTGCCATGATGATTGTGCACGAGTCCAGTAGCCTGAACCACCAAGGGTGTGTTCACCTGGGTCACGCATCTGGTCTACACGCTGAACACGAAACTCTGCAGTCTGTCGGCGGTAAGGAGTACTGTCTGTTACAGCCATAATAAATGGCAAGCCACCGATAGCCATGTCAAAGGCGTTACCGTTTAAATCATAGTATGTAGAAAGGCGACCAGATAAATCAATTATCGTGCGCTCGGATATATCGGGTGAACGACTAGCCACTGTATCTCCTTTAAATAGAAAACCCCGCCGAAGCGGGGTCTTTAATAATTTTTGTTACTTAAAGTGCTGCGATTTCGTCAGCAGTTAATCCTAATGCTGCTAACTTTGCTTCAGCAGATGCTTTTGCTGCAGCCTTGGCTGTTGCTATTGCTGCTTCTTCTGCTCTACGAGCAGCAGATGCTGCTACATCTATTTCTCTTTGAGCAACTTCTTCATCGGTAAGTTCTACCTCAGTAGTTATTCCTGTGGAACAGTCCACAATTAGTTTAGTTGGATTTGGCATTGTTTTCTCCTTAGTTAGTTATGAGTTTTTGATTCCATATAGATAAAAAGTTGAATTTACATTTATATTACCTGAATCATAAGCGAAAGCCACAGAAGTTATTGCGGCACTATTAGCCCAGTAGCCAGCGTTATTAACAATATATGATAGTGTTGTATTTGCTTCCATTACGCTATCTACTGAGTAAGATTTATTATTGCCTGAAGCATAATTAGGAATATAAATTTGTTGATTACTCCATAAATTAGTTGTGTTTGCTGCAGCAGTTGGACCAACATATTTAGCAAGACTGCCTGAGGATGGCGTACCCGAACCAGCACCTTGTGCATATATACCAGAAAAATTGGCAGTAGAACCATTAAAATTTAAAATGTATAAACCTCTATTGACTTCTGCAAGGGCAGATTGAGAACTAATTAAAAATAATAAATCGGTATAAGTGGCAGGAATTGAAGTAAACTCAACACTACCTACCGCAGTACCAACTGTTTTAGACTCAATCAATTTGTATGTAATAGCCATTATGCCGCCTTAATTCCATAGAGAGTGAAAGTTGAACCTGTTGCAATAGGGCTTCCTGAAGCATCCATTCCTATTGTAATAGAAGTTATTGCATTAGTGTTTGCCCACCTACTAACAATGGATTCAACTATTAGAGAAGCATCATTATTTCTAGTTAAAGTAGTTTTATGTGTTGTGCTATTTGAATAATTCATAATTTGTGTAATAACAGTTGTTCTACCAGCAGTAGTTGGAACTTCTTGTGAGTAACAAATATAATCAACAGTTGCAGTAGTTACTCGTGTACCACCAGCAGTAGCACCGTTTCCTCGCAAAGAAGTTAAAGAATAATTAGAACCATTATCACTGTTATACCTAAGCCACATATAAGTATTTGAACCTGTTGTAGATACAGGGCTAGATACCAAAACTAAATCGGTATAACCACTAAATGAATTAAAGGTAACACTTGATTGATTACTACTTAAAGTATTTGTTGCTATTGGTTCGTATGTTGGACCTGCAGCCATTGTCTATGCTCCTTTAATTCCGTATAGGGCAAAATGTGAATTTGTCAAAAAGTTTAATCCAGTTGAAGTTGTTATAGTTATTGAAGTTACTGCATCAGTATTTCTCCACTGATTACTCTCGTGATATAACGAACCTGAGCCAGCCCTATCATTACCACCCACATTTCGTGTAATTGTATATTTATTTGTATTTCTGTAATCAAGAATATCCATCACAATTGCTCCAAATATATTTGCTCCAGCCGTGTTAGATGGTAAGCGTTGTCCAGGTATAGAACTAAAAGGTCTATCTTCTCCAGAACCAGCATTACCTGAACCCGTGCTATAAAGAACATGATGAACATAATTATTTCCTGAGTCACCATTAAAGCGTATTGCAGCAAAATCATCGACTTCAGCAGTTTGTGATGTTCTTGCTAATATTCTTAGTTGCAAATGTGTAAAAGTAGCAGGTATAGAACTAAAAGTAATAGTACTGTTAGCACTACTTAAAACAGTAGTTTGTATTGATTCGTAAGAATTTGTAACAGGTAGTACAACGGATGCTCCTAACCCACCATACCCACGAGTACTGGCACCAGCCAGTGTGCTACTAATTGGCGACATTTTCTCCCCTTAAGCGAACTTGGTTTGTGTTTCTAACACTGTAAATGTAGCAGATGCTGTCTTAATAATTGTGAAAGAATAGGCATCAATAGATGAAGCATTACCAGCAGCAATAGCAGCAGGAACCTTTGGGGTTACAGTAGTTCCATCAATTTGAATTGTGCTTGGATAGTAAGCAGTTGCTCCATTAGTATTAAGCCATACAAGAGTAATTGCATCACCTGTGGCTAAAGCAGTATTAAGCGATACACCGCTTGAATATCTAAAGTTTAGAGTATGATTGGCTGTTGCATTTGATGTGTAGTACCAAACTGAGGCAGTTGAAACATCAAAGTTAATTGTTCCAGTTGCTGCAGAAGCAACGACATTTACATCTTCTTCAAGACCTTTAACAACACCATCTGTAAAAGTTGCAGTGTTAATTACTGGACTTGTTAGAGTTTTATTAGTAAGTGTTTGAGCAGTTGTTAAATCGGCAGTTACGGAAGTATCAATAGAAACAGTAGGAATTGGTCCAGTGCTTGAGGCAACTGAAATACCAGTACCTGCAGACACTGCCGTTAAATCACCTATTGTATTATTAGGAAAAGTAACTTCTCCACTTGACCCATTGATAACTATAGATTGAGTAGCAACACTTGGGTGTTGGATACCCGCTGTCTTTAATAGACTCATTTATTTCTCCTTAATTGATTAACCAAGTGGCGCCACTTGGTATTGTTATTGTTATCCCTGTGTCTATAGTAACAGGACCAACACTATGTGCATTGTAACCAGCATCTATTGTATAGTTAGATACTAATGTTTGTAAGTTAAGTGAAAGTACATCTACTGGTGGTGCAGTCCAAGCAAGCCCTGAGGTAGTTGATGAACTAACACTAAGAAGATAACCGTTGGTAGCAGCAGCAGTTAAGGCTACAGGTGTTGAGGCTGTGCTTGCTGAAATAATTGTACCTTTAGCGGTAAGAATTGCTTTGTCAATAAAGTTACTTGTATCAGGGGCTACTAATGACCAAGTTGTTCCATTGTAAACTTTTAATGCACCAACTACAGAGTTAAAGTAAAGTGCTCCAGTTAGTAATGCGTTTCCATCATTATCTAATGTAGGGTCAGATGATTTACTTCCTAAGTATCTATCATCAAACTGGTCATAACTTGCAGCAGCGCTTGTAGCGCTTGTTGCAGCCGATGCAGCACTTGTTGCTGCTTCTGTTTGACTTGTTAAAGCAGATGATGCAGAAGTAGCAGCGCTAGTAGCAGAAGTTGCTGCTGCAGTAGCGGAAGTAGCAGCACTTGCTGCTGATGTTGCTGCTGCCGTTGCAGAAGCAGATGCATTGCCAGCCTGTGTAGTTGCTGTGGCTGCAGAGTTTGATGCTGTAGTTGCAGAAGCAGCAGCAGAAGTAGCAGATGTGGCAGCAGCAGTGGCTGATGCAGCAGCACTTGTTGCTGATGTAGCAGCAGCAGATGCTGAGTTAGATGCTGTAGTTGCAAAGGCTGAAATTGCTGCAACAGATGCAGCAGCAGTAGTAGCACTAGCAGCAGCCGATGTAGCCGAAGTTGCAGCAGCAGTAGCACTGGCAGCAGCGCTTGTAGCACTGGTAGCAGCAGCCGTTTGTGAAGCAGCAGCGCTTGTAGCGCTAGTGGCTGCAGCGGTCTGTGATGTTAAAGCAGAAGATGCGCTAGTAGCAGCAGCGCTTGCACTTGAAGCAGATGCTGTTGCACTATTGGATGCGCTAGTTGCTGATGTTGCTGCAGATGTAGCGCTAGTTGCAGCAGAAGCAGCAGAGGTAGAAGCAGCAGTGGCTGAACCAAGAATTGAATCTACATAAACTTTACGGGCTGCATCGTTGTCTGATGCTGGAGCACCAAGTCCAGTAACAAGAAATCCACCCGCAGCAAGGTTTGAGCCAAGCGTTCCAGATGTAATTGTAGAACTTGTTACAGTAGAACTTGTAATTGTTGCAGCGGTTACAGTACCACCAGTAATTGTAGCAGTAGATGTAAAGGCACCACTAATAGTAGCGCCATTAATTGTAGGAGTTGTAAGAGTTTTGCGAGTAAGTGTTACTAATTGAGTAGAACCAACTACTGAACCATCGCCAGTTTCAAGTCCATGCACATGTGTTTGTGAAGCGTTAGAAAGAATAGCAGTATCTGCATCGTAGCCACGGGCTGCAATGTGAGTTTGTTCTTCTCTAAAATCACGACCAGATACACCATGGCGTACAGATGTACCAGCAGTATGAGAAACTGCAAGGGTTGAATCTTGACCACGGACAATTTGAAGTGTTGTTCCAACTACAGATGTACAGGTAACAACTTCTTCTTTATTGGTATCTGGTGCAAGGATGAGTGTAAATGGAGCAGCAGGGTAACCACTGACAGATACAACAGAAACGCTTGTGGTTGTATCACCAGTTGCTGCTGATGAAATAGAGTTAACGAGCGTTGTTTCAATCGCTGTGGCGGAAAAGTTCCGCTTGAGTACGCCTGGGTCGCCTGCTGCCATGGTGGGGTTACCTTATCTCTGATAGTGTGAACGAATTGGGAATTGACGGCGTTGGTTCTCCGCTACTTCCTTAAGACGAGTGTTGTAAATGTTAAACAAGAAGCGTGCTGCGTTTTCACCACTTCGTGCTCCACGCTGATTATCAAGCACATCTGCTTCTGCAGATAGTGCGCCAAGGCGTGATGGGTCTAAGAAAGAAATCATACGAAAGGCTGCGCCATAAATAACTACATCTTCTGAGTAGTCAGGCATGCCAGTTACCGTTGAGTATTCTTGTGTAACTGATGGTAATTGTGTAATGTCAAAAAGTGTTGGGCGTTTTGAGTAAGCCACATTGACAATACGACCTGGAACTACTGGTGAGTAGATACCAAGGGTATGTCCAAAGGCACCGCCTGTGCCGTACTGTGCTGGGTTTGCTGTTCTATCTAATTGCCATGCACGCACTGGTAACCACTCTTGAGATGGACCGATAACATGGTGGGTTACAGACAAGATATTTTGTATTACATCTGGAACATCATAAGTTGTACGAGCAGCAATAAATGGGAATTGATATTGACCAATAGCAAATATATCTGGATACATTGCATTGAGCGTGTCGTTAATAGCACGCTTAATTTCAAAGCGTGGAAATAATGGGGATACCATTACTTTAGATGAATTGGTATGCGTTGCTGCTCCAGTGCCACGCTGACCACGACCCCATGGTGCAAGGGTGAGGGTATTATCAATGTTATTTGTGGAGGTAACATACATAACTTCATCATCAATTTGAATAAAGCCACGGCTTACAACATTAGAATCATAAACAGAAATAGTTGTTTGGGTTGTAGTTGTGATAGCGCCAGTCAACCATGTGGTTGATTCCATATTTAAACTGTAGCCGTGAAGAAGTGTATCTACACGGTCAGTAATCTGTTCAAGTGTACTCACAGGTCTATGCTCCTTAGGGCTGATACTGCTGACTTGTCTGTTGTACTAGCAAGTTCATTACATACTGCGTTTAAACCTTTAAAGTTATCTGGTTGGCGAGATGAACTAGCCTTGTAGTTCAATGCTCCTAGTAAATCTTTACCAGTAGTGCCAGCCCATTTATTGGCTGCACCTGGTGCATCTAGAAAAAGAGTACGGTCTGGGTATGTGCCAGAATTGGCAAGTCTATTTAACTCAGCAACGAGTGTGGAGCCTGCATAACCTGTAGCCATAATTACTTGCCTTTCTTTTGTGCTGCTCTCATGTTGTCCACAAGATTGGGGTATTTTCTGCCAGCCTTTTTAGCAGCAGCCTTAGCAGATGCTTTAGCAGCAGGCGACAAAGGTGTAGATTTTTTCTTAGGGTTTGGTTTATCCCATACTTCTTTTTTCTTAGCCATTACCACTTCACCTTATCTGCCCAATATGCTGCACTCATTTTGCCTTTGGCAATGTTGGTTGCATGGCGAGCCTTAAATGATTTTTGTCTTGCTGTTGGAGTTTTATCTCCACTAACGCCCTGTTGACCAAA